ACTATTGATTAATCATAAAATAAGTAAACTTTGTGGGATTTATGCTCATGGGGTTAGAATGTTCAATATTTTAAAGAATAGTAAAAAATACAATTTCATATATTGTGAATGTAATTCTTTAGATGATTTGAATGAAAGTATAAAAACTTTCAACCCAAACTGTATAATTTATAATTATACAGAGGGTTTGATGCCTTGGGCAAAAAATATAAAAACGAAATATCCAAATATCCAACATTTAGCATTATGCCATGATGTAGTTCAACAAGAAATTGATCTAGGGTATAAAATAGATGGATTTGATTTTCGAATTGCGTTAGACCCAACTTTGAAAACTAATTCAAAATGGTTTACATCCGTTAGACCTTTATTCGGTTATGCATTAAAAAATTCTTCTAGAAATAAAATTCCAACGATAGGATCTTTTGGTTTTTATTTTCCTCATAAAAATTTTGCACAGCTTATAAATATTGTAAAACAACAATATGAGAAGGCAATAATTAGATTACACATAACAAAAGCTCATTTTTCTAGTGATGGCACTAAAAATGAATTTGATAAATTTAAAATATGGGCAAAAGAAACTCTTGAGAAAACTCAAATTCAGTTGTATATTACATCCGAATATATTTCAGATCAACAACAAATAAATTTTTTGTCTGAAAATGATGTAAACATATTTTTATATTCTCAAAATTTTGGTATGGGTCCATCTTCTGCAATAGACTACGCTGTAGCAGCAGGTAAACCTATTATTATTTCTGAATCGTATCAATTTAACCATGTAAAAACTAAATTACCGTCTATAATAAATACAAATATCCAACATGCAATTGACTCTGGTAATTCTAATGTATTAGAATTACAAAATGAATGGTCAGAGGATAATTTTTTAAAAAACTACGAAGGGATTATTTATGAAGTGCAGAATAGAAAAAAATGACGATTTAATAAAACTATTTTCTTTAGGGAATATTTATGTTTCAGATTTTATACCTATGGAGTCTAATGCTGATGAAGCAGCAAAAACTCCACTGAGTCTTTGTTTATCTACTAAATCAGGATTAGTTCAATTAGAAGATACTGCTGATTTTGATAAAATGTATAAAAGATATTGGTATCATTCTGGAACTAATAAAACAATGACAGATGAACTTCATGGATTAGTAAGAAATATACAAAGTCTTGTAAAATTACAATCTGATGATGTTTGGATTGATATTGGGTGTAACGATGGTACATTATTATCCGCTGTACCAAAATTTATTTTTTCTGTTGGATTTGATCCAGCAGAAAATAATTGCCAAAAAGCATATGATCATGCTAATATTATAATTAACGATTATTTTACTTATAAAGCATATGAAGAAAAAGTAAATAAACAAGCTAAAGTTATAACTTCGATAGCAATGTTTTACGATTTGCCTGATCCAATCAAATTTTGTGAAGATATTTATAAGTCTTTAGATGATAATGGTTTGTGGGTTGTGCAAATGAGTTATCTTCCTTTGATGTTAGATCAATTAGCATTTGATAATATTTGTCATGAACATTTGGAGTATTACTCATTAGAAACCATGAAATATTTATTAGATAAAACTAATTTTAAGATTGTTGATTGTCAATTAAATGATATCAACGGAGGAAGTTTTAGAATTTACATACAAAAAAATATTGCTGATCCTACATTATTTGGTACATCCCCCTATAGAGATGTGTGTAATTTTAGGGTTCAAGCTACATTAAATAATGAAAAATTGTATGACTTAAAAAATCCAGATACTTATTTAAATTGGTACAAAAAATTGCTAAAGTTAAAGGAGCAAACGGTATCCTTTATAAAAACTGAAGTTGCTGCTGGTAAATCAGTTTGGGCATATGGTGCTTCGACAAAAGGAAATACTCTACTTCAATATTTTGGATTAGATCATACTTTAATTAAAGGAATAGCAGAAAGACAACCACAAAAATATGGGCATAAAACTGTAGGAACAAATATTCCTATATACTCTGAAGAGTATGTTAGAGCGCAAAAACCTGATTATATGTTAGTTTTACCTTGGCACTTCATTAATGAATTTTGCCAAAGAGAATCTAATTATCTTTATAATGGTGGGAAATTTATTGTACCATGCCCTAGATTTGAGGTAATAACAAAATGAGATATCCATTAAAATACAATAATTTTAAAAATGTCAGTTAATGTGTTTCCTAACGATCCTATAGGCTATGCGGTCATAAATACAGGAACATTTTATGAGGTTGATTTTTTAGAATGGATTCTAAAAAATTACCCAAAACACAAAGTAATATTAGATATTGGAGCAAATGTAGGAAATCATTCAATATTTTTTGCTAATATTTTAGAAAGCTCAAAAGTAATATCATTTGAGCCAGTCCCAGTCAATTTACATTTATTAAAGTCTAATACAGAAGGTATGAATATTCTTGTAAAAGAATATGCTTTAAGTAATGAAGAGGGCACAGCTAAAGTTTATAATACACAAGACTTTAATTTTGGAGGTTTTACTTTAGAGAGCGATAAATTCCCAAATCATAATCCAGTAGATGTGGGAGTGACAGTTAATAAAGTCACTTTAGATTCATTAAATCTTAATGAAGTAACTATGATTAAAATAGATGTTGAGAATCACGAATTAAAGGTCTTAGAGGGTGCAAGGGATACGATATTAAGAAATAAACCTATAATTTTTATTGAAAATTTAAATCATGGTTATCCTTTGGTATGTCCACCTAATAAGTTTAATAAATTTTTTGAATCAATTAATTACGAATTAAAAAATTCTAATATATCAGGAGGATTTATGGACCTTTGGGTCCCTAAGCAATAACATGAACTCTTATAATCAAGCAGGGCAAGAAGTATGGGTTAGAAATATTCTTAAGGATAAAAAGAATGGATTTTTCGTAGATGTTGGTGCTTATGATGGAGTCGAATCCAGTAACACTTATTTCTTAGAAAAAGAACTACTTTGGGATGGTTTATGTATAGAAGCAAATCCTAATTTTTATGCAAACCTAATTAAAAATAGATCTTGTAAAACTACAAATAAAGCGGTAATGCCTTATTCTGGTTTTTGCGTATTTAATGGAATTAATACTTATCCATCTCAAAATGGAAGTGTTTATAATTCTGTTTCTTGCGATTTATTAGATTCTATTTTAACCTTAGCAAAATGTCCTTCTAGTATAGATTATATGTCATTAGACATAGAAGGTCATGAATATAATGTTCTAGCAAGTTTTCCATTTTTAAAATGGGATGTTAATCTATTTACCATAGAACATAATTCATACTTAATAGGTCCGACACAAAAAAACTTGATATATCATTTAATGTCTTCTAATGGATATACTCGTGTCGTTGAAGATGTTAAATGCCCTACAGGACCTTATGAGGATTGGTATAAAAAAAATAAATCATGATTACCTATATAATTTAGAAAATAGTAACCAACCTCACTCTAATACCAATATGAACTTTAGTCAATACCAACAACAAGCTAAACAATACGCAATTTATAAGGATCGAATCCTATACCCTACACTAGGTCTTGCATCTGAGGCAGGAGAAGTGTGTGGTAAAGTTAAAAAAGTACTTAGAGATTCACAAGGTTTCTTCTCTCCTGAAGATAAAGAACAGATAAGATCAGAGCTAGGTGATGTACTTTGGTATATTGCAGCAGTCTGCTCGGATTTGGATCTAGACATGAACACAGTAGCCTCAGACAACATTATAAAACTACAGGATAGAATGAATCGCAATAAGATTAAAGGATCTGGAGATAATAGGTGAAATTATGAGAAAATATTTACTAGGTGTAGTTATAGCATTAATGGTGGCAGTCCCTGTTCTAATCTCTCAGGTCAGGAGAGGCCGGATTGTTGAGGTAACTCCACAGAGCCATCCAGCCACTACGACAAATGGTTTGGATTACGATTTTGTAGAGTTACAAGGAACTCAAGATTGTTGGTTCTACTACGGTCAGGATCAAGAGTGTGATCTTAAGTTCCTAAGATTCCCTGCATACACAGGCACTGCTCCATTACGGGAAGTTAGATTGCAGTTGCGGTGGCATATAAGTTGGGCAGGCAAGTATGAGAACTTGCATCCAACCCATTTCTGGAACGATCCCACAAATGAGATTGGCAACCCCGGAACACTAAATCCATTGAACGGCCTACCTTGGGGATTTAATTGGTATACTTGGGCTTGGGCAACCACAGAGGGTGGTAATATGTTAGCCCTATCACAACTCCCTAGTATAACAATAGATGACTGCTTCTACGGATATATTGCTCCTTTTGATGGTACGCTAGACTTCCAAGGAGATAGTGGTGGTATAGATTTTACGGAGTGGAGTGTATGCTTACAGCCTAACTATTGGACAGAAGCTGTTTGTATCATACAGCATCCATTCTATCTACAAACTTTTACAGACCCTGATGGTGTAGTCGAGCTAACATTCAAGTCTGGTGCATTCCCACAGATAGAACATCCTTGGGGCAATTCAGGCATGGCATATGAATTTAATAGTTATTGGGACATATCGTTGGATAAGATCCAGTATGTCACATACTGAAAAAAAAGGTAATTATTGGCTCCTACCAACTCTAATAAGTTGGTAGGAGTTTTTTTATGGATGATGTCCCGCCGCCGATGCGTGTAGCCAAAAAACAAGCTTATCAGTCTAGATCTAGATTTAAAATAGGAGCTGCTATTGCTAGAGGCAATAAGATCCTTTCTGCTGCTCATAACATCATGAAGACACATCCCGAGTTTGGATCAGGTAAATACATGAATCTTCATGCAGAGGGGCACGCCATTTATAAGGCTATTAGAATGGGTTTAGATCTAAACGGTGCTACCATTTACATTTACAGAAAAAACAATAATTTGGCAAAGCCTTGTAAGTTTTGCCAAGCTTTAATTAACAAGTACGGAATCACAAATGTGGTTTACAGTGGAGAATTTAATGGATCAATCAGTTTTGAAAAAACTAAAAAACGCAGGATTGCTGTCTGACACAACTACCGACTTAGGGTTTATACCTACTGGTAGTTATGCATTGAATAAAATCATATCTGGGGATTATACTAAAGGAGTTCCTGTAGGTATGATAACTCAAATTCATGGGGAAGCATCTACAGCTAAAACTGTATTTGCTACTCACATTTTAAGAGAGGCGCAAGCATTGAAATACTATACAATGCTTGTCGATAGCGAAAATGCTTATAACCCTAAGTTTGCTGAAAAATTGGGGTTAAATCCAGAAACTTTAATTTATGCTGCTCCAGAAACTCTTGAAGATTGTTTCAATGTAATTGAAGACACCATAAAATCTATAAGGGAGTCTGATAAGGATACTCCGATAGTCGTGGTTTATGATAGTATTGCGGTAAGCCCTTCTAAGGCAGAATACGAAGCTGTTGGTTATGAAGCCAATAATATGCAGGGAGCAGTAAGGGCCAAAGCCACAGGATCCTGCCTAAGGAAGATAAATCCCTTGATGCGTAAGTACAAGGTTGCCTTAGTTATAATTAACCAAATAAGAAATAAAGTAGGTGTAATGTATGGTAGCCCAGACACAATGGCAGCGGGAGGTAAATCCTTAGAATACTATCTCGGGGTTAATCTAAAGACCATTTCTAATAAGACCTCAGACCTAATTAAGGATGACTCAGGCAAGGTTATAGGCATTAAGGGATCTATAAGGAATACGAAAAACAAAGTATCTGTTCCTTTTAAGGAATGCGAGTTTGAATTAATTTACGATGATGGGATTAGCCCTTTTACAGGACTTTTACCTTTGCTAGAACAGGATAATTTAGTGCAGAGATCAGGTGCATGGTATACTGTTTCTGGCACAGAAAAGAAGTTCCAATCTAAAGATTTTATTGAAATGTTAAAAAATAATAAAGAACAAGCATTTCAACACATACGAGAATTAATTAAATTTATTTAAATAAAGGGAAGAACACTACTATAATTTAAGTAAGGGAACACCATGAGAGAACAAGATTTGTACAAACAATTGGAGTCCCTTATTGATTCTGCTTTTAAGGATCTGTTCAAGGAGAAAAATATTATGCAAACACCTCAACCTAGTTCAAATACACAAGTTAAGAATACCCAAAATACTCCCTGTAAGTATTCCACAATTAAGGAATATACCGAAGCAACTGGTAAAAGGTTTAGAATGACCAAGGAGCAGTTGCAAAGAGGCATTTCTCGTGAGGAAGCTTTTAGAGAGTTTATTCAATCTGCTGACTGAAATGGGAAAGACTTTTAGGCGTAACTCAGAAGATAGTTATAAATATGGTGGTAATAAACGCCCTAAGCCTAAACCTCGTCGCCAACCTCCGAGGGTAAAAGGAGATAAAGGCTCCTCCTCGGAGGATTGGCGAAATACCTTTCAAGAAGTAGAAAAAGTTTTAAGGGATGATGATGAACGAAAACCAAACGAACAATGAACCTTTGGATACCCATTTAATCTTTGAATGGGAGCCTGTAGAATTTTCAATTACCGAAGATGGTATCCCTATGCCATTTTGGCAGTTTAAAGATTTAACTGATTATTACTGCACTGTAAAGATGGCAGAATACCTAGATAATATTGAATGGAGGGCTAGTTATGGTTACGACATATATTCCCAAAACACAACACTTCGCCCAGACACGAATACAGAAGATAGCTAAGAAACTAATTGAGGAAGCCGAAGAGGATAGACAATTAGCTTTAGATGCACACCGTTATTTCAGGGTGCGTGTGGAAGAGAATCCAGCAGACAATGTTTCTAAAGCATTAATGGTGGATTGTCTTAAAGTGGCTCAATCTTCAAAACAATATACAGTTAAAGTTATTACTTTGATGAGTAAATTGAATGAAGAATCAGCACCAGAAAAAACAAAAGCAAGTGGCTCAATCACATCTGTGTTTTCTGAACTGGACAATATGATAGATGAGTGATTCAAACACATACAAGTTAGTCTGTGAAACAGTGGATCTTGTTCTTCAGGTTAAGGTTCTTTCCTTACAAGAAGAACAAGAACTTTACACTCAAATCAGAGAAAAGATATCTAAGATAGAATCTGCTTTTGTATATCACGAATACAAAGAGTTTGTATCTAAGAAACTAATCGTGGACTATGACAAGATCATAGAAGAATATTCGGAAGGTGAAGATTCCGAATCCTATCAAATGTTGATAGCTAATATGTATTTGGCTGTCACATCAGCATATCCACCGCTATCCTTAGACTTTGTTTGCACAGACCTCAATACAGAGAAGTTTATGCAAACGACAAATTTTGAGGAGCCAAATCAATTCTTAAAGAATCTTGCTGCTAATCTAAAATTAAAGTTAGCCAAAGAAACAAAGAAAAAGATTGTCAGACAAGTGAATCCAAACACCCCAAACATTAAAAGTTTGGATGGGTTTACTAAGTTGCAGAAGGATATAAAAGATAAGATTGTAGGTCAAGACCACGCCGTAGAGGTTTTAATCAAGCATCTAAAGTTGATGTCCGCAGGGTTATCTAACTTCTCCACATTCTTCTTTGTTGGTCCAACTGGAGTAGGGAAAACAGAACTTTCAAAGATCATAGGAGAAAAGTTTAGCGGTAATTTCTTCAAAATCAATTGTGCAGAATATGCAGGAGCACATGAGTATGCCAAACTGATTGGATCACCTCCGGGATATGTTGGGCATACTGATAAGAGCCTTTTGAAGGAAAAGGCTGAGATATCTAATAAATGGGTATTTCTGTTTGATGAAATAGAAAAGGCTGATGGTAAGTTTCAAGACTTCCTGCTATCCTTATTGGATGATGGAACCTGTACGGACAATATGGGTAACATATTGGACTTCAGCAAATCGTTATTTATCTTTACATCAAATCAAGGAGTTTCTGAAATCAAATACAATAGTATTGGATTTGGAAAAAACGAGCCTAGCCGAAAGGCCATAGAAAATACTATTTTTGAATCTATTAAAAAGAAGTTTAATCCAGAGTTCATAAATAGAATAGATGATATAATCTTTTTCAATACCTTATCGAAGGAAGATGTGAAGAAGATTGTAACTATTAAACTATCTAAATACCCAGTAGAAATAACTGATCAACTTATAGACTATATTATTGATAACTCGTATTCTTATGAGTATGGGGCAAGAAATGTAGCAAGATACATAAAAAATAACATAGCAACTATATTAGCTGAAAGTATGCTTCAAACATCTTCCAAAAAGAAGCCAATGTTTAAGGTAAACTTTTTAGATGGCAGGCCAGTGGTTTTTAACAAAAATGAAGAAAAGCAACAAAAAGAAACAGCAAGTAAAGTACTGGAAATTCATGTCGGGGGAGAGAATAAGATTACACCCACGAATGAAGTTGGAGGAAAAACTGTTAGTTCTACAGTGTGCCTTAAAAACAATACAAGGCCGATACCCTTCAATAAATAAATTAAGTTTGGTTGATTGGGTTTTGGATAATGTTAAATAATTTTTTTAATAAGAAGCTCACAAAATTTGTGGGCTTCTTGTCTATATAACTAAGAGGGCTTTATGGGCAAATTAAAAGTTATAAGACCAACAAAAATACAGACTTTTAGATCAAGAATTAATGCCATAAAAGCTGCTCGCGGAGGAAGAAGATAATGGGAACACTTAAAAAATTTAGAGATGCCGCTTTACAGGAAAAAAAAGTTACTGTAGAGCCTATTAAAATTATAGAACCAGCCAAAGTAGAGGAAGTAGTACAGGTTAAGGAAGAAATAAAAATAACTAAGAAAAAAGTTAAAAAGGAAGAAGAGTGATTAAAATGAGCGAAAATTATTACAATAATGAATTGATATCAAGTATTTTAGAAGCCAAAGCTGATAAAATCATGGCTGATAAATTAAGAGGCCAAGGTAAATCTGAAGAAGAAGTTAGAAAAGCAGTAGAATCAGAAAGAAATAAAAGACGCTTTGGAAAGGATTATGAAGGGGCTACAGAACAAAGAAGAAAATATCCTTTCCGTAGTAAATCACCTTCTCCTGAAACAGCTAAGGAACCTCTAACTGGAAGAGAGAAAGGTGGTATGAAGCGTAGCCTTAAAAAGAAGCAAGCTGATAGAGGTTCTGGAGGTAGTAAAGTATCTCCAATCCCAGAACCAAAAAGTCAAGACAGACAAGATGAAGGTGTAGAGAAAGCTGTAAGATTACGCCACGAAGCTGAAAAAAAAGGAATATCACCAGAAAAAAAAGCCAAACTCCTCGCCGCCTCCAAAAAAGAATCAGATAAAGTTAGCGCGAGTAGGGAAAGAAGAGAAGAAGTTAATCCCCAAGTTATGCAGCAGGGATTTATAAGAGGAAATGAAGGACGCAGAGCAGCCGCAGCACGCAGAGCAGCCGCAGCACGAGAAGATTCCTCTAATTTAACATATAATGATGTATTATCAATATTGCTTGAAAGAAATAAAAAAAATAAAGCCGAAAAAGATGCAGTCATAGCAAAGATAGGTAGAACAGAGGACGCTACGAAACCTAAAACCCCAGAAGAAGAAGAAAATCTAAAGGTTAAAGCTAAGAAAGCAGCTATGTTTGGAACTGAAGTAAAAGGTCAGCGTCCTGAGGTTGGTGTTCAAGCAGGTACAAAAAGAGGAGTAGAAGCGATTCAAAGAAATCTAGGAAGAAGAGCACTAAGAAATAGGTAATCTCAAAATTCTAATTTAGAAGATAAAAGATACCATTTTGTTAACAGCAACAAAATGGTATCTTTTTTTTACTATATGTTTTTAAAAAGGCTAGATCTAGGCTATTATAAAAGAGTAGCACACGCGACTGTAGCTCAGTCGGTTAGAGCGTTGTTCTTATAAAGCAAATGTCGGTGGTTCGAACCCACCCAGTCGCACCAATCAGGTAGGAAGAGTCAAACCGTAAGGTTGACTGGCAGAACAACCTTCCTACCACCTCTTTCACAATCATGGCCTAGTAGACCAATGGCAGAGTCAACAGACTTAAAATCTGTCAAGTGTGAGTTCGAGTCTCACCTAGGCTACCAATACACGCGCTCGTAGCTCAGTTGGATAGAGCATTTGATTTCTAATCAAACGGCCACAGGTTCAAATCCTGTCGAGCGTACCATGCAAGTATCGTATAAGGGTATTACCTCAGCCTTCCAAGCTGAAGACAAGGGTTCGAGTCCCTTTACTTGCTCCATACACGAGTTCGTAGCTCAGTCGGTAGAGCAACTGGCTTTTAACCAGTAGGTCGAGGGTTCGATCCCCTCCGAACTCACCAACTCTATTTACCAAAAAGTCAAATTAATATGGAAACAGTTGAAATAGTAGAAACACAAGGATTTACAAATCTAGAAGAATTCCAATTCAAGATCAATCATTATCGTAACTACGATAAAAAGAGGATTTTGAAGAATGGAGGGTATACAGTTCTTACTTTTGTTAAGAATGGATTACCTTTTTCTGTAACTTCTAGATGTTCGGCATCAGAAACATATGATAAAAAGAAGGGCATTTATCTATGCTTTGAAAAATATGTTTCTAAATTCTTGAATAAAAAAATAACAAATATTGATAAAGATATGATTGGAACATATGTTGTGTATGTTTCATCTGACGAATGCAAGTATTGATAATAAAAATCATATTAAACTAAGGACTAACTTTTATGCAATGGTATGAAGTAACAATGATAACTTCTGGTTGGGGTAAGCGTGTGGAACTTATTAAAGCATTTACACAATCAGAAGCTATAGATATTGCGAAAAAAAGATGGCCTGATTGTGGATGTGGCGGGTGTAGAACTATTGATCTTAAAATTTAATAATTTTTTGGGAATCTGCGTGACTGAACTACGACTGTATTGTTATAATGGGTACGACCATGCAAACCTTCCTACCCTACGCTGACTTTGTAGAGTCTGCACGCTGCTTGGACTATCGCCGTCTCGGCAAGCAGCGTGTTGAGGCGATGCAACTTCACAATATTCTTACTAATCGCACGACCACTAAAGGTTGGCGTAGCCATCCCGCACTTAAGATGTGGGAAGGGTATGCTCCAGCCCTTGCACAGTATATGAATGTGTGTATTGACGAGTGGGTTCGTAGGGGTTACAAGAACACCATGGAAAAGCGTGATGATAGCAACCTCATCATGCCTCCTTGGTTGAATGACTACAGGATCTGGTACAGCCATCGTGCTAACCTGATTCGCAAAGACCCCCACTTCTACTCCCAGTTCAACTGGGGCATTGAATCAGAGACCGCTGTAACCATCGAATACTTCTGGCCCGTCCAATGAATAAAACACAAGTATCATATGACGATGTTCTCATCGTCCCAAAGTATTCTACTATTAAAAGTAGAAATGAATGTAGTTTAGTTCCGTACTATGGTTTAGGTGATCATGTAAAAAATAAACCTAAACTGCAAATCCCTATCATTGCAGCTAACATGGATACCATTACTGGTATTGAAATGGCTAAGTATATGCATTCTGTAGGGGGTATTGGTATTTTGCATCGCAATCTTCCAGTTGCAGAAGTACTTAAACTACAAGAAGTAATGCCTGTCTTTGCAGCAGTTGGTTCTATTGATACAGATAAAGATAGAATCTTAACTTTTATCAAACACAATATCTCATTGTGCGTTGATATTGCACATGGGCATTCCCTAAACATGGAACGAACTTTAAAGTTCATTAGTGATTATGATACAGGAAATATCGTAATCGCAGGTAATGTCTGTACTCCAACTGGGGTTGAAGATGTATTTAATTGGGGGGCAGACATCGTTAAGGTTGGGGTTGGTGGAGGTTCTGCTTGTACAACCCGTATCAAGACTGGATGTGGGTATCCTCAATTCGGTGCTTTGGCCGAGATTCGTTTAATGGATACTGAAATCCCTATCATCGCGGATGGAGGTATTAAAAATTTTGGGGATGCAGCAAAAGCTCTTGCAATCGGTGCCAACTTCGTTATGATTGGGGGTATGCTTGCAGGAACTGACAAAACCCCTAACTGGGATCCTAATTCCGGTTTCACCAATTTTAGGGGAATGGCCTCTATGGATGCAAAGAAGGCTACTGGTCTACAACTAGCATACGAAGAAGGTGTTTCGGTAATGATTAAAACAAAACCAGAGGGAAGCACTAATAAAGTTATCAGTAGTATGTGTGACGGTATTAGATCTGCAATGAGTTATTGCGGAGTAAGAAATTTGAAACAATTTAGAGATGAAGCAGACTTCATCCATATTTCAACCTCATCACAACAAGAGAACTATGCACACATCCAAGGATAATAATATGAAAGATGATCAAGTAAACCATCCTAAACACTACACCGTAGGTAAGATCGAGGTAATTAACATTATAGAAGACCAGAATCTTGACTATCACCTAGGTAATGTGGTTAAATATGTACTACGATCAGCACATAAGGGTAATCAACTACAAGATCTAAAAAAAGCTAACTGGTATCTGGAACGCAAAATCAACCTCTTGGAGAAAGAAATTCAATGAAAACTAATCTAATGACTGAGCAACAATGGCAAAAGTTGGACGACAAGTACAAAGGTCTAGCACATAAGGTGGGTTATCATATTTCAGGGGATGATATCCTTTGTACTAGCGAAGATTTGAAAGCAGATTTGGATATCATTGCAGTCGAAGCTGTAGCAACCTTTGCTGAAAAAACAAATCAAACCTTCGATGAATTTTTTGAATCACAATCTTTTGATAAGTATCTGAAGAGTTGTCTTTGGAACTATAAAGCTAATCGCGGTGCTAAGATTACTAAGAAAAAAGAGGTAAAGAATATGCTAAGTATTGAGGAATTGTCTAACAATGATGATTTTAATTCTGTAAGTAACTCGGACACTTTTATTGATGGTAAGACTAGCTTTGCCGTTGACACAGTAGTTCTTGTTGAAGATTACTTTACCCAAATGACCGACTACCAAAAGCATTTGGTAAGTATCGTAGTAAACAATCCAGAAATTATTAAACCCAATGGAACAGTTAATCGTCTTGCTCTAGCTTCAATTGAAAATATTCCTTGGAGAAATATTGACAAAGAAATCAACGCTATTAGTAAGATCCTAAACACTACACTATGAAGATTTATATTAGCGGATCAATCACGAATGATAAGAATGCAGATGTTAAATTCAGTAAGGCTGAAAAGCATCTACAAACCGTATACCCCCATGCGATCATCTATAATCCTATCAATATTCCATACCCAAAACTAGATCAAGATGAATGGTTTGGAGTAGATGGTTTATGGAAGTATTATATGCATGAAAGCGTAAAACTGATGATGGAATGTACTGCCATCTATCTTTTAAGCGATTGGCAAGATAGCAAGGGAGCTACTATTGAAAAAGAGTTGGCAGAAAAGTTAGGTATGGTAATTATCCATGAACTCAAAGCAATCCAATAACCAAAAAGTCAAGGTGAGCATTACCTTTGAATGGGAGTTCGACCATAAACAATGGTGTGAACTTAAATCATGGTCAGAAACCAGAGATGAGATTAAAAACAGAATTACTTTTGATGGGATCGACGCATTCTATCATCTAAACCAAATCTCTAGGCCAGCATGGATTTTAAAAGCAGAATGACCTCGGATCCCACAGTATCTTTCCCAAGTAAGATAACTCTTATTTGGGTAGAAGATTCATGGAATTACTTTTGGTTACTGCACATGAACAATCATTGGATAACAGTTATCCCAAGAGATGATTCACAAGGTAATGCACCAAAAACATATGAAACAATGATAATTCCTATGCACAACATAGTATCAATAATTTTCGCGGAGAAGTTAGATGATTGAACCTTTTAACTGGTGGATAGCAATAATCCTATTTCTAACCTACATCGTCATAGACTATTTGTACGCAGTATATTATATCTATGTCGGTAAAAGAGCAGCAATAAAAGCAGGAATTGTTGCAGCTTTTATGTATGTGCTACTCTCATATGGTGTGATAGCATATACGAAGAACCCATGGTACATCGTAAGTATCGCATTAGGATCTTTCCTAGGAACCTATATCGCAGTTAAGTTTTTCCCAGAAAAGGTATCAAAAAATGAACAACAATGAACGAAAGATTTGGCAAGTCGAGATCACATTTAACGACACCAAACCTCCTCATATGTATATGATGACTAATTTCACAAACACAGAAACCAATGCTGTTGAACAACTTAAGCGTCAAGTGCGTTGGTTTAAGCCTGAAACAATAGCTACTGCCAAGGTTGTGCAGTATAAACTAAATCCTGTAAATTCCTTGGATTTGACGGAATATCTCAATAACCTGACGGTTCAACCAGTAGAAGGAGACTGACTATGAAGACCATGATCGCAATCGCTGTTCTTACCCTCACGACTCAAGCCCAAAACGGAACTATTTATTGTACAT